AAACCGCTGTCATCAGTCTGTAAATTAGTTAACGTGATGCCCGTGGCCCGTGATTCGCCGGGCGTGTTAATCTGCTCCTGAAACACGGAAAAAGTCCGTGTTACTTGCGCCATATAATCCTGCGTATAGTCTTCCGGAGGATTAGGAAACGGTAAAAAAGTTAAAGCTCTTGCCATTATTGTCTACCATCCGGTCTGATATCGACTCTTGGTGCGCCAAACCGCCACTGTGTTCCTTGGGCCGTGGACTCTACCCTGACTGCAAAGGATCTACCGCGTAATCTCACAAAAAGCTGGTCTGTGAACTGCTCTACCGGCGAAGTTGCAGAGCGTGTCACGCTGTTTTCGTCTGTTTGCAGGTAGTTTCCACCCGGAAAATTCCTTGCTTTCATCGTAAAATTAGCAGACGGCGCGTCTGAAGTAGACCCAACAAACGTCAAATCCGGTAAAATCCGACGCATAAATACAAACTTGTCCCCATCGCCAATATCAATCTGACTGCTTTCAACATAAGAAGTAATTGACGAAACAGGGTTTGTGCTGCCGTCATCGTTACCTACCTCGTGCAAATACAAAAACCCTCCCGAAGCAGCGGTGGGATCGTCTTCTATACCCTTATCAATCCATGCAGTGCGCGATAAACTACCGTAGTACCACGTCTTTTCAAGATAGTTATACACCACATACCGATCATTTTCATCGCTGTCGGCAGAAGGATAAAACCACCAGATTTCAGAAAAAGCACTGTTTGACCCTGCAACCACCTTTTCCCGCTGTTGGTCGTTAAAATCATTAAAAACATAACTTTTGACAGAACACGGCAGCTTTTGCGTTTGCCCGGTATAGACATAAAAGTCGCCCTGACCCATCCAGAACACGTTGTCATCAACAGAAGTCACGGACAAAGGCCCCGCTATCGTCGTATTTTCGCCTACTTGTTGAATACCGAACGTGAACGGAGGACCGATAAACTGTAGCGCGTGAACGCCAACATCTGTAATTACAACAATCTGTTGTTTGGTTTCAACGGCTTTTACAATCTTAGTTCCAGAGCCTATCCTCAAATCACCGGCTGAATTGGTGACTTCAGACTTCCACGTTGTCAGGCTTGCAGAAGAAGAAAAGCGTATTAGCAGCGGATCTTGAGTGCCAATGCTGGTTTCAGCATCACAACCAAATACCAGTATATGCTTGTCATTATCAGAAACTAATACTTGTTTTGCTACAGTTGGTGTTTCAGTATCTGCTCCTGCCAGATCCTTTAAAGCTACGGCTCTTGCAGAAGTGCCACCACTTTCATCCCAATAAAAAATACCGGCATCTCTGGCGTTAAATAACAGGTCTTCACCAAAGTTATCGTGTTCCCAGATGCGGATAGAGTTACCTGCGGCGGCAAGACTAGCTGCCGATCCCCACGTATCGCGGCCCCACGTTCCTGCGCCCCAGCCTGTGCCAAGGACCGTGGTGTTCAACCCAATGTTAACTTGGTAAGCACCAACAACACTGCTCCCGCCATTTCCAGTATCTGAGCCGTTTGCTTCAACAGCGGTTGGGGAAAGCTCTCCCGCTACTGTTATGTCTGGGATCGTTGTACTAGCAGTACGTGCAGTAAAAGTATAAGAGTTTGAATTAACAACAGTATCGATCTGATATTCTTGATTCAACACATTCGCGGTTATTGTGCCGCCTAAAGAAGCCGCACCAGAAAAAGTAACAAAGTCCCCTTTGATTGCACCGTGGTCCGCGTCTGTTGCGGTAATGGTAGATGATCCGTTAGTCGCGGCGAACGTGACATCCCCTGCGCTTGTCGTCACCCGCAAAGGCGTAATGTCTGCGTAAGATCCGCCCGTTTCTAAAAAATATTTTAGATTAGTGCCAAGGGCACGGTATCGTTCACCATCAAGCGCGGCAAAAGAATGTATACTTCTTGCCGTACCTAAAAATGAAATAATAGAAAGTTTTTGCCAGCCGCCTATTTTTTCCGGCGTACCAAACCGGAACCTGACTTTATCGCAGTCAAACCAACCCCCTTCGTTCGCGTAAGAAGTGGTTTCTCTATTAACCCCCGGTCTAAACTCTAGTTTGGTTAAAGGCATACGTCACCTTGTTATGCCGCTGCGGGTTCAATTTTCTTCAACGAACCAGCTTCTTCAACAGTAAGTTGTTCTTCAAAAAAATTAAACCACCCCGTAATAATCATTTTTTCTTCATTCAGGCAAATATTTCCTTTATGAGTATGAGTCCAGTCAACAGGCCAAATAAGTGTTAATCCTTTTCGTGGTTTTACTTTAAGTTTTTGGTAAAAAAATTCAGTTTCACCACCTTCTTCAATATCATTCAAATAAGTCATCCAAACAAGATGTCTAGTATTGTTACCTTGTCTTTCAGCATGCCAAGCGGGATAGCCCCCGCCTTTTGGATATTGCTGAATATTCAAAGCCTCAACACAATAAACGTCAACTTTATCCGCATAAAAAAATTTTTGTTTATACTGTTCTAATACAGCAAGTAAATTTGCTGTAAATTGATCAGCAAGATCCGGTCTTTCTCTTAAATTTGCATCTAAAGAGTCTTTTTCTGTTTTATCTACTCTTGTTTGATACGGGCCACCTAATTCTCCCGGTGCTTTAGTAAAAAAATCTGTATTAAACACACGAACAATATCGTCACAAATGCTTATATTGGGTAAGTACCACGCCCCGATAAAACAAGGTTGATCGGGCGTCGTCAATAAAACTTCTTTCATTTATCAGTATAAGGTTGCGTAGGAAGAGTGTCTGGGAAATCTGTAGTAGAAGGCCAGTCCCTTAATGTTTTTCTCCACGCTACCCATTTATCATTTTCAGGATGGTCAGAAAATTTTCTAATATTATTATCGGTTTTGTATAATTCACCGTTCCTCCACGACCTGCCTCTTACTTCTGGATCGACTTCTCGAAAAATAGGAACAAACATTTCATAGTTTGAATAATGTTGTTTTACAAAACTTTCTTTTGCAATAATTCTATTTACGACGTTGCCCGAACCGTCTTTAATTAACCACCTGTTTGTTCCAGCCATTTTATCTCTCCTACCCTAAATACTGGATGATGATAAGACCATCTCCACCAGCAGACCATTCTACCGTAGAGTTACTGACGTTAGTGCCTAAATGACAACCACCTGATCCGGCACCAAAACCACCACGACCACTACTAGAAACCTTGCCGTTAGTGCTGGACAGTTCGCTATCACACGTACAAGCAACGCCTCCGCCTCCTGCAAATGCAGCACCGTTACCGGCAGCTATACGAATGTTTGAAGCGTTGTCGTCACCGGGACCAGCGGCTGCGCCTCCTCCGCCGCCCCAACCTGTGGCTTGAGGATAGCCCGTGAAAGCTTCCATAGCAGCCGAATCAACATCAAAAGGAACTCTATCGTTCCCTCCATAAATGGTGAGATATTGAGCTTGATTAAACCCACTTGAATCTGACTTGGTAGCCCCCGTACCTCCATTACCTGCAAGGACAATCGTTGAACTGTTCCCACAAATACCATAACCCCCATGAGAAGGTAATCGAGATCCTCCAGCCGGTGCGGCATCCACTTTAGCTAGAGCAGATATTCCAGAAGAAGTAGCTGCGGTTTGAGCTGCCGTAAAACCATTCCCTTCTCCACTAGCACTTCCTCCGCTCGTAGCGCACTGGCCGTTAGTTGTTGAAGTGCCGTATGCAACATTTCCGCCATCACCTCCAACACCAGCCCCGCCTGTCGCTGCGATTGTCTGTGTAGTTCCATTTTGCGTAAAATTTATATCGCCGCCGTTAAAAGCTTGACCAAAAACAGCAACTGCTCCCCCGCCTGTTGCAAAATTACCCATATTACTTGCATTATTGCTACGAGTAATCGTGCCGCCACGACCTCCAGTAAAGTTTACATCTCCACCTGAAGCTGTACCTCCCGCTCCCCCAGCATAAGTAGCTCCACTAGCAGTTGAGGTTGCATTACCAATTCCTCCTGCCCCACCATTAGAATCTAAAGCAATGGTTGCAGTAGCAGTAGCATGATCAAAGGTGCTTTCCCCGCCCGCAGTACCATTTTCATAATTTGAGGCTCCGGGCATCCTTGTTGCGTCTTCACCCCCCGCACCAACAACAACGGTAAAAGTATCACCTGCTGTTATTGGAATTCTTTTTCGAGAATATCCTCCAGCGCCTCCGCCCGTAATATTACAAACAACCGGAAGAGCATTGCCTACACCAGAAGAACCGCCGCACCCCCCTGCACCAATACAGATGACATCCGCTATCCCTGTTCTTCGGGCGGTATATGTTTGAGATTCGGTTAAACAAACCTC